AATAAATATGAGCGAAATGATGGAATATTTTATTAGAGATTTTTGTGCCATTTTATCTGTGTAGAAATGATCGAGTCCATTTCGAATAGCATCCACCATTTTTTCATAAAAAGGTTCATCTGGGACCGATGCTCCTCCTTTTTGTTTTTTTACCATATTACTGCAATTAGGGGATATTATATATGGTTATCTGATATAATTATAGATATTATTGTAAATATAATTGATATCGCGTTAGGGCCTCATTCACATTTGTAATCAGCCTCTTTTTTTCTAAATTATAAGGTCTAATATCGCGCATACATTCTTCATATGTTTTCCATTCTAATTTACTTACTTCTGAACGATCGTAATTATTTGCCGCGCTATTTTTTTTATCTTCCATAGCCGCACACATGATAAAATACTTATGTTTGTATGATTTGTAGTTTGACCCAGTAAAAATTTCTTCGTAGGGTAGTATGTTTTGCATATTATGCAGATAATCCGTAGAATACCCTGTTTCTTCGGTAAATTCGCGCATAGCACAATCAAAATCGTTTTCTTGGTGGTTTCGCCTGCCCTTTGGAAACCCCCATTCGGTTTCGGTCCATTGGGTTATTTGATTACTTTCTTCAATCAAATCGTTCAATGTGTAAAACCCATATTTTGTATTAACACCTTTGAATAAATAATTGTATTTTTCTCTCGATGAAGTTTCTTCGGATTGATATTGTGAGTATATATGACTCTTTTTATTTTGCTGCCCATTTTGCGAATTTACATGCGGTGAATGAAAAACGGCTGTAGTATGTTCCCATATTGATCTCCATAATTCATTAAAATCGCCACTCTTTAATCTTTCTTTTTCATCCAACGTCATTTGATTTAGCATATTCATTATATAATATTTATTGGCCACTGAATATTTTCCACGCATAAGATCAATGTTACCTAAAGTATCCTTTCGTCTTATCATTAAATATTGGATTTTTCCTTCGACTACGCGAAATGCTATGACGCCAATGCTTGTAATGGGAACTTTACATTGGTGATACATATGACCCGATTTTCCGCAATTATTACAACATTGTTCCATTGATTTTATGAATATAAATAAATTAAACTCTAACCCAAATCTTCTGTGTATATTTCTCCACATCATTTTATATTGTTTTTGTAAGAGAGAGAAAGAGAGAAATCACCGAAATGGAAATAGATTCTTGGAACGATTTGCATATTTCCAAGACAGAATTGCCCCCCTCTTTTTTACCAATCCAAACCGAAAAACTCGATCCAGAGATATGGGGTCCTCACTATTGGTTTTTTCTACAAACCGTTGCACAAACTTATCCCGAAAACCCTACATCGGTGACAAAGCGTAAATATTACGATCTCGTGCAAAACATTCCGCTTTTTATACCCAATCCGGAAATCGGCGATCGATTTAGCCAACTCTTGGACAAATTCCCCGTTTCGCCTTATTTAGATAGTCGCGATTCTTTTGTTCGTTGGGTCCATTTTATGCATAATAAAATCAATGTTTTACTGGATAAAGTGCAAATTACGCTGTTTGAAGCGCTGGATCGTTACAAACAATTATATATACCGAAACATGTCAAATTGAGCGAACGATATCATATTCGCAAAGAGTATGTTTTGCTTATCTTTTCGATTTTGTTATTAATATTTATTTGGATCATGAATTTCACGAGTAGATAAAATATAGGCGTATTATAGTAGTAATCGTAGGCAAAGTAATAATAATCATTTTAAATGCGCATTGAAATTATACTATTTTTGGTAGCTGCAGCATGGATTGCGCATATTTATACTGAAGGTAAATATCTAAAACAAGTGATGCATTATAAAAAAGAGATGAAAATGGCCGGTATTTTTTTGGGAGCCGTTTTTTTATGGTGGCTTTTCAAAAAAAATCCAGTGAGTGCAAAAAATATGATTATGACTTCCAATGAGTATGTAAAATATATGCCCATTGATAAAGGTACATCCAGTATTTTATCGCCCATATTGAATTTTACATCGAGGCAAATGGAATCGAATGATTCTGAATATTCTCAGCCCATTGTGAATTTGCAAAATAATACCATTCGCGGCGGTGGCCCGAATGCGGGGAAAATGTTGCATTCTGGGAAACGCGGGACGAAACGTTCGGTGAGTGAGACCAAGAAAAAATTCGTGGCATCTAGACAGTCATGGAAATGTGGTGATTGTCAAACACAGTTGAATGCATGGTTTGAGGTTGATCATAAAGTCCGATTAGAATACGGGGGAAGTAATCACGTGGATAATTTGGTTGCATTATGTCGCGAATGCCATGGAAAGAAAACGACGATTGAAAATTTATGATTTTACTGTTTTTTCAGAGATAAAATATATTTTATGAATATATTTTATGTGTATATTCAAATGGATCAGTCAGAACAATCTTTAGAAACCCCGAAAAATAATAATACCAAGAAGCGTCGCCCTCCTTGTCCAAGAGGTAGTCGTCGAAATAAAGCGGGGGATTGTGTAAAATATGTAAAACCTGGCACCGGAGTTGAAACAAATAAAGTACTAGAACCTGATGCCAATACTACCCCATTACCCGAAAATATTTTAGAACCAGACCCAGACACAAATAAATTAGTAGTAGAGGAAAATGAAATTGTCCAAGAACCGCCCAAAATTACTATTCAACGCCCAAAAAATCCCAAAAAAGTTATCTTGGACGATATCTTAGCCGCGGTTCCCACCGATTCCAATGAATATCTTCGCAAAAAGGAAAAAATCGAATTTGACCAACACTTGACCCAACCGGCTATATCGGACTCTATGGATATGTCATTCTTATACCCCGATTTAGACGATCCCCTTTTTTCCACAAAAATCGCCAAACGCAAGGAATTCTACGATACCCAGTATGACGGTGCCATTTTACCAATCAAAGAACAGGCCGAAAAAATGTGCAACGCCGAAGTCGAACTCTTTCCACAACAAATTTTCGTAAAAAATTTCCTATCTCTTCAAACACCCTATAATAGTCTTTTACTTTATCATGGTCTAGGATCGGGCAAAACATGTAGTGCGATCGGAATCGCCGAAGAGATGCGTGCCTATATGAAACAGATCGGTATCAAACGCGGCATTATCATTGTGGCATCTCCCAATGTCCAAGCCAATTTCCGCCTCCAATTATTCGATGAAAGACGACTCAAATTAGCCCCCGATGGTTCTTGGACAATCGATTCGTGTATAGGCGATTCTCTTATCCGTGAAGTCAATCCGACCAATTTGAAAGGTATTCCCAAAGAGAAAATCATCAGCCAGATCAAATCGCTCATAAACCAGTACTACGTATTCACCGGGTATATCGAATTGGCCAATTATATACATCGCGAAACATCGGTCCCTGAGGCAGGAGGGTATTCCGCCGAACAACGCAAAACCGCGGAAATGAAGAATGTTCAACGCACATTTAATAACCGTCTCATCATTATCGACGAAGTTCATAATATTCGTTTAACCGATGAAAACAAGAATGCTAGAACGGCCAAATATCTATTAAAATTGGCGAAATATTGCGACAATTTGCGATTTTTGATGTTATCTGCCACGCCCATGTATAATTCGCATAAAGAAATTGTTTGGCTTGTGAATCTCATGAATATGAACGATAAACGTGGCACCGTTACCACAAGTGAGATTTTCGAATCGGACGGGCAATTCCAAAAACCCGTCATGGATCCAAGTAGTGGATTGGTTGTCCAAGAGGGGGGCATGGAACTTTTACATAGAAAAATGATAGGTTATATCTCCTATGTTCGCGGCGAAAATCCTTATACCTTTCCTTATCGAATTTACCCCGATGATTTTTCACCTGAAAATACATTTAATATGTCATCCGCTACACCGATCCAATTCACGGGGCAAAATATACGCAAAGGTATTAATAGTGTCTTGGACACTGTCACCGATACAATGCAAAATCTTGGTGAAATCTTTTCTCCCGAATCATCGACCATGGAAGGATCAGAACCTGTTCAAAAGATTCCGAATATGGAATCACCCCCCTCTACTACAAACCGATTGGTCGAACCCACTGTCCAGTTAAACAATAAACCAATAGATGAACCCCTACAAAACCTCCCCCTTTATGTAACTCAAGCAGGAGAATACCAAGAAAAGGCCTACCAATTAGTGATCAATAAAATGCGTCAAGAACCCGGCGCTCTCGCCTTTGAGGATTTGGACCGATTCGGATTTCGCCGATTACAGGCCCCCCTGGAGGCACTGAATATGGTATATCCTAGCACACAATTAGATGAAAATATAGCCGCGGGTGAATTGAATGTTTTACAAGTAGAGGAAGAAATTGTGGAAATTATAGAGGAAGAGGATGAAGAGGAACATCGTGGAACAGGTCATTTGTCTTCCATGGTGGGAAAACGCGGAATGAGAAAAACCATGAATTTCATCGACGATTCGAGAAAACCGGTTCCTATGATTTATGGATTCGAATATAAACCCGAAATCTTGGAAAGATATGGCCGAATTTTTAGTCCGGAAAAAATTTCCAAGTATAGTTCCAAGATTGCGCGCATTTGTGATATTATTCATCGATCCAAAGGGATTGTCATGATTTATTCTCAATATATCGAAGGCGGAATCATCCCCCTATCGCTCGCCTTGGAAGAAATGGGGTTTGGCAGATATGGTTCAGCCGATTATACAAAATCCTTATTTGCGAATCCTCCCAACGAACCATTGAACGCTACCACTATGAAACCGCGATCCCAAATGTCGCCAGGTTCGACATTCCATCAAGCCAAATATATGTTGATCACTGGAACCAAGGCATTTTCTCCACAAAATGCTGCCGATGTAAAATACGCCACAAGTCAGGAAAACCGCAATGGCGAAATGGTAAAAGTTATTTTGATCTCCAAGGCGGGATCCGAAGGCCTCGATTTCAAGAATATTCGCCAAGTCCATATCTTGGAACCCTGGTATAATTTGAACCGCATTGAGCAAATTATTGGCCGCGCCGTCCGTAATTTGAGTCATTGTAATCTTCCCTTTGAAGAACGCAATGTCGAAATATATATGCATTCGACCGCATTGATGGAAACTCCAGAACAAGAGGCGGCTGATGTTTATGTATATCGTTTAGCCAAGAAAAAGGCCGAACAAATAGGCCGTGTGACAAGATTAATAAAAGAAACCGCGGTCGATTGTCTTTTGAATATCGGTCAAACCAATTTTACAGTGGATCGACTCAATCAATTAGCTCAGAATCAGCGCATCGAAATTCGCTTATCAACAGACGAAAAACGAATGAGGTTTCAGATTGGCGATCGACCTTATACCGATATTTGCGATTATATGGGCGATTGTTCGTTTAAATGTCGCCCCGAAAATTCCGCACAAAATGTGGATGAACGTGATTTGGTCCAAGATACCTATTCGGAAAAATACGCCCAAGTGAATAATCCCCGGATCATAAAACGGATTCGCGAATTATTTCGGGAACATCATTTCTATAATAAGGTCGAATTGGTAAATCGCGTCAATGTAGTAAAACAATATCCCATCGAACATATTTTTTCGGCATTGACTGCACTGATCAAAAATAAAAATGAATTCCTTGTTGATAAATACGGGCGACGTGGAAACTTGGTAAATCGCGGTAAAATATATGCATTTCAACCGGTGGAAATAAACGACGAGGGAATAACCGTATTTGAACGATCCGTTCCCATTGATGTAAAACGGTCTTTCGTGGATATGGAAATACCGAAAGAGTTTCCCGTGAATGCATCTATTTCGGGACTTTTATCCGCAGCCGCCGTAGGTTCCGTTCCTGATACGAATGTCCAAGAAATCGAGAAAAAGACAGATACGGATACACGTTATTCCGAAATCCTGGATATTTTCCGAACCAATTTGAAACATGCTACCACCAAAAACAGTGTAATTATGGGGGACCTTGATTGGTATCGTCATGCGAGCACGGTAATCGATGTTTTACAGTTAAATCATGGAATTGGTTTCGAACAACTCGTCGATCATTTGATACGACATATGGTCGATTTATTATTGCCGAGTGAAAAACTCGTTTTGATTGCGGGAATGTATCAAAAAATACGTGCGCCGGAAAAAATGGATGAATTGGAGAAGGTAATCAAGGATTATCTGGATAGTAAAATGGTCTCTAGTCCAGATCGAAGCGTTTCAGGAATAATAATGGCTGACGTCAAATCATGGAAGGTATATGTAAAATCGGGTGAAAATGAATGGATCGAGGCAGATTCGGAGGATATTCGCGATTTGGAATTGTCTGGATTGAAAATAAATTATGCAAAATACGCTTCATTGGTGGGATTTATTAATATGTATAAAACCGGTAATGATATGGTATTTCGTATAAAAGATATGACACAAACTCAAAATAGTACCGGCGTTCGTGTAGATACGAATCAAAATAAGGTTGATATAATACGTCGAATTAATTCCATCTTGGGCAAACAACTTTATACGACGGAAAATACCAAAACGATTTCGCAAAAGGGATTCTGCGTTATATTGGAAATGATGTTACGTCAATACACGGATGATTTAGTCGGTGGAAAAATATGGTTTTTAGATCCCGAACAGGCAGCATATAATAATATTGTGAAACTGACGGCTGCCACTGGAAGAAAATAAAAAATTGATTTTTATATAGACTTTGATTTATTTCCATTAATCTATATAAAAAATCTAACAATAATATAATTACCATGAAACCCGCAACGATTACGATTCGAAGACCGAAATCGAGAGGTGCAAATGCAGGTGCTGGTGATCGAGAACATAAAATTTTCAAACCATATATGAAATCGGTTTTGAATACTAGAGTTGTATTGACTATTTCTGAAGTGGGTAAATATATAAAACAAAATCTCGAAACGAAAATTGCATCGTCGATTGCTGGGAAATGCATTTCCGAAGGATTTATTAAACCAGATTCGATTAAAATTATCCGATATTCGAGCGGAAATATTATGTCAGATGTTGTGCAATTTCAAGTAGTATTTGAATGTATGATTTGTATGCCAGTGGAAGGAATGTTAGTAGAATGCACATGTAAAACAGTGACAAAGGCGGGGATCCACGCGGAAGTAATCGATACAGATGGAACAATGCCACTGGCTGTATTTATCGCGAGAGATCATCATCATATGGATGAGCGTTTAAATAAAATAAAAGAGGGTGATTCCATTACTGCGAGTATTATTGGTGTCCGTTATGAATTGAATGACCCTTATATTTGTTCTATTGCCAAATTGACAAATATTGGCATGGATCATGATGGAAAGAAACCTCGATTAAATTTGGGAGTGGGTAAAAAAGAACTGGATCA